GAAATTTTAACTGAAATTCCTCTTTTTTCGTCTAACAATGTAAACGCTTGCGCAGGCTTTTCTGGTTTAAATCCCGCCTTGTGTCCATAAGGAGACAAGCCAATTAATGACCCATTGACGCAGCAGCTTGTTGTCGGATAAAATAATTGATGGAAATGGCCTAAACAAGTGAAATCGGCTTTTCTTTGCTCATCTTTTCTTAACAAATATTTAATCAAAGGAATTGTCAACCCGCCAATGCCGCCCCCATATTTGACCGCCTCGCCATGAAAAAACCTAATCGTTTTGCCCAGAACTTTGACATAACAATCGTCCGACTCTGGCATGTGAAATGTCATTCGCTTTTCGTTTCTGAATAAATCTTTTAAATCCGAATACATCATAAATTCATAATTGGTTGCCGAACTCGTTGAAATGTGCATCTTCTTTGTATTCCTGCCATGATTACCAACCGAACATGGAATGATTAAGTTGACTTTTGTGTTTTTTAATAAAAACTCAAAGCCATTCATAATTAATTGCTTTGCCATTCGTATTGCTTGCAATGGCGATAGGTTATTTGACTCAACCAACTCGTCATGAATGTAACCAGATATAAAATCGCCACCCAACCAAACCACAACGTCTTTAATGTGAACGTCTTTGCTTTCTTTGTCAATTAACTTGACAATGTTCTGGAATATAGCTATCGAGCGCTTTTCTGCAATCTTCAAATTGTATTCGTTAAATCCATTGACTTGCCCACGTCTCACGTTCTCTTCTATATGCCAGTCAGACAAAGAAATGATTGGCGTTCCCATGTTTTTTTGACCGCTTGACTTTTCAAATTTGATTTCCAGAGTGTCGCTCTTTTCTTTAATAGCTAATAAATCGTCATAGGCCTGCTCGGTCGCTTCTAATTTACTCAGCAAATATTCGTTTTTCTTTTTAACGTCATTTAGTTGAGCCGCCAATGCTTTGTTTTTGCGGTCTTCTTGAATGACAACGCCAATGTCTTTTGCTTTTTCAATTGGTTGCTCAATCTTTGGCAATGGATTATCTCTAAAAAATGCTTTTATGCCTGCTCTGATTCCCTCCAATCCAGTTGTCCCAAGTTCTTTTGGATAACTTTCCTTTAATAGTTGAGCAAAATGTGTTTGATTTCGGCCAAGTTTCTCGAATGAATCGAGGTTAGCAACAATAAATTTTTCGTATTTCATGTCTTTAGGTTCTAATTTTGTGCAAATTAGCAATTATTTTAACAACAACAAATTAGCCAAGTAACGAATAGAACTCATTGAAATGCTGAATCCTATCTTCGAGACCAATTGTCCCGCCATTAACACGCTTAGTGATTGATTTTACAACCGCATCTGTTGCGCCTTTGTCTGCAATTTCATTCAATCCATTTTTATTCCAGAACCATGCGGCCGATGCCAATGGATATTTGGTTGCGACCAATTCTGGATTGGTCAATATATCTTCGGAAACGCTTTTATCAAATTCAATATAATTAGCCTTGCCAGTTAGCTGAATAAATCCTCTGCCTAAATATTTAAACCCATCTTTGGACGCTTCATTTCCATTGCCCATCCTATTGGCGTAAACCTTTGACGCAATTCTCTCTGGTTGCCTTGCATAATCTTTGGCAGAGTCTAAAGTCGGAAAGTATTTTTTGAATGTTTTGTTTAATCCCTCAGCGGAATAGTTTAGATTTTCTTTGAATGCTCTAAAATTGGCCGATTCATGTCCACACTGAGCCAAAAAATGCGAAAGCCTTAGCAATGTATTTACTTTGTAATTACTTACGATAAATGGAATTTGAGCAATAACCGAATCTGGCACATGCCCTTTCAGTTTTGCTAAATTCATTATTTGCCCTCTTTAAAAAATTGCTTGAATAGGCTTTTGCCAGTCATGTCCTTTAGGTTTTCGTCCAAAGACTTTAACTCGATAAACGCAATTAAGCCAGAAACAATCTTCATGACCTCAATAGTTGGCAAAAAATGTCTTTGGAAAATATGTCCTGCTAAGATTGCTAACATGTAGCCCATTCCTTTGGTAATGGTTGGCCTCATTTTACGACTTGTAATCGCTTCGCCTCTTTTATGAGCGGCAACCATACCAGTGATAAAATCAATTAGCACCAGAAAGCTGATTCCCATCAAAACCGAGAATGTCGGAGAGAAATAGGTAACTAAATAAATAATAATAACATCTAAACTTTTAACAATCCAATTTCTCATAATAAACACTCATCTGCTGCATTAATTATTCTGGCCATGTCCTCAAATACTAAAGTTGCATTCGCAGGATTTAAGTTCGAATAATCGCTTTGTCCATAAACTTTCAAACTCCAAAACCCAGTTGGTAAATCCACATTCACAATGAATGAATAAAAATCGCATTCGACCGCAGTAAATACATCAATAAACTCATCGCATCCATTATTCCTTGTAAATTGGAATAAATAAAAGCTAAATGATTCCTCTAAAAATAGAGTTACTTTTGTGTCGATATTTGCGTCAATAACTACCACTCTGTCATTAAAAAATCATTGTCCTCAGTTACGATAAAATCGCATTTTTGGGTAACTATATAATCACTATAATTGACCTTTACTTCAACGTCATTGTCATAAAGGAACGTTGCTAAACTCGGGTCTAAATTAGTTGGGCTTGCTTGTCCAAAAATATTAACATCCCAAATACCCAACTCAATGTCTTCAATTAAAACAAAACAAAAGTCATCGCATGGGATTGTTTCGTATATGCTTTTTTCAATTATACCATCTTTAATAAACACGAATAAATAGTAATCATGTACGCTTGGCAATGATATACTTATTTCGCTCGTTGTATTTTGATAGATTGTTAACATTATGATATGCTCCAGTTTTCTAAGTTTTTAGTATTATCGCAGTTATTGCACGATGCTTGGTCGTATAATGGATTCAAATTTTCGTTTAGCTTTAGCCATTCGAACATTTCCCTTGCATAATTTTTAGCAATCTGTCTCCAGTAACTTGCTTGCTTTTCGTTGGTGTCAAAGTCCACAAATTCGCTTTCGTCAGTTACTTTTCTGACAACGCTTTCCTTTGTAACTTGCACTGGATGGAAAAACAAAAAGTCTCCAAACGCATAGCACACGTGTACTTTTCTTAAATAGCACAATAATTCCTCATTTGCAATGCTAATGTCTTCGTCTGTTATTTGTTGGCATAACTCATCAAATAAGTCTTGACAAAGCAATTGATTAATGTATGTTATTTGTGTGTTCTTAATAGCAATTTCAATGTCCTCGCTCTCAATGTTTCTTGAAAGTGGAACGATGCCATAAAAATCTGTTTGTGTTATGAATTGACAACTGCAACAAGCCATTATTTTACTGGATTAATAGGTGTAACAACTGGCGCAGACGATGGCTTTGCGCCAACCAATCCCGCTAAACTTCTTATCTCTGCCTCAGACATTGACTCCAATACTTTGTTTGCAACCAATGGCGATAATGCGTTAATATTATCAATGATATTGTTTGCCGCAGTATTCAGTTTGACTTCTTTAGCGCCGTAACCAAATGCGTCTCTGATTTCCTCTTCTGTAAATGCCCCTGCAAATGACTCAGCAACAAAAGCCAATGGAATTGAGTTGCTTACTTTTATAATTGTGCCGTCATAGCCATCCATTAATGTAGCCAATGCGTTCATTTCGTACATTAACAAATTTTGGTCGTGTTTGATGACTGCATTTTGGTAATAAATTGATGAGTCTGCAATTTCTTTTGCCGTTCCTAACTTACCAGAGACTTGAATCCCTGCCAATATTGATGGAACTTGAAATGCAGTTGCAATGTGGTCTCTGATTAAATTAGAAAGTGTGATGTACATTTCATGTGATGTGCTCTGGCTAAATGGAATGATTTGAATTGACCCCTCTTTTGATGAGCCATCTAAAATTGCAAATTTGCCGCCATTGTCTGCGCCAGTTAATCTGTCAGAAATATAATCCCTCAATGAGTCTTTCATATCTTTACCATTCTCATCCACGCCAGTCAATTTGTATGGCACATAAACAATGAATGCAGGCGCAAACGAATTGTCCACGTTGTTAGCGTGGAAATTTTGAATCTGTCCATCCGCATAAATCCATTTCAATGCAGACGCATATTTTGGCTGCGAATAATACACTTGGCCTGGCTTGTATCTGCGAATATATTTAAGCGTTCCATTCCATTTGCTAAAATCTTCAAATAAAGATTGCTCAACAAAATTTGAAATTTTAGCCTTTGTTTCAATGTCATTATATAAATCAATCGGAACGGCTTTGTATCTTCTGTCTTTTGTTTCTTGTTGCCAGTTACTTGACAACTTTGCAAATGTTATTTCAAAATCTTTATTTGGAATACCTAAACGAATGGTCGAAAAATCCTGCGACTTAACACTTTTTAAAAAGCCGTTTAAATCCCATTTCATAATCAATCCTAAACTTTCAAAATAAGCCATGTCGTAGCATATTCTTTGATAAGATGACTCGTTAAAAATCTCGCTTAATCTTTTAGAAAAATCGGTTTCCTCTCCAGTGGGAGTTTCAAAATATAATCCATCCCCATACAAAAATTTTGCGTGTGTTTCAACGCAAGCGTTTGCGATTGGAGACGATTGGACGGCTTTGATTAGTTCCTGCGGAAAGTTATTGTCTTTGCCATAGCGAACAATTTTGTTTGCAGTGTCATCGGTTTGATTAAAAACAGATAAATCCGCAGGCGCTTTGGCCGAAAACATGAAATAATTGTCCGAAATTTGAGTTAGTTCCATTTTTACAAATTTACTTTTTATTTTAAATAACTATTTGCAATATATTTACAAATCAAAGTGATTAGCAACGTCAATTGTCTTAAAATCTTTGAAATGTATCATTTGGCCAGTGTCATCAAATCGGTTCCAGATGTCGTATTGCCCATCGAATGCGCTTGACGATGACGAATTTCTCAACTTGCGTTCTATATTATTGCGGACAAACGAATAGTGGTGCATTCTAAGCCATTCAATTTGCTTATGTTTGGCGTAAGTATTTGTCCGCCTTGTTGGGTCTGCAAATGCAGGATATTTTTTATCGAAACACATGATTGTTTCTGGGTAAATCTTATGAATAAAGGGAACGAAATAGTCTTCGTCTGGCGATAGTTGTTTTGTTGGATATTTATAATAGGTTTTTAGCCTGCAATAACTTGCATCCAGTTCCGCAATATAAACTTGCTCCTTTGCTAAGGCAAAATCCTCACTAAAATACATCTCATCGCAATCCATTTGAATAAAATGTGTGCAACCAACGCTCTTTGCAAGTTGCAAACCTATATTTCGTTTGATGGTTTCATTCCATTGAGCGGTTTGCTCAAGCGCAGGAATGTAAAAATTTGTAAAATCAATCAATTCATGTGGCAAAGTTGGCTCATATAATTCGCCAGAGTTGCTTACGTTTTGGTAAACGACAATGACAACGTCCAAATGTGGTTTGATTAACTCAATCGAACGTCTTAGATGCTCGTCGCCATCCCAAACATTCCAAATGCCTGCCAGTTTATTCATAATTCGAAACTATTAAATCAATAAAATAATTAAATGAGGCCACAATTAAGATGGTTGGAATCATGTCAGCACTTATCCCGAATAAAAGCGAATGCCACAACAATGTGTGAAACGATGACATGCAAGTGAGACACAAACAAATTGGTTTGCCAATTATCTTTGGTAATTTA